TAATGATTATGTATATAGTACTAGCATAACGCTAAATACACAATCTGAGTGGAGGGCCGAAATACCCATTGATAACTTGGTTGAAAAAATAGTGCTTAGAATCGAACCAACTTTTCATCAAGTATCAGGAGATGTTAAGCCCTCTGAAGAGCTGACTAGCAAATACGAAAGTATTCTAGAAATAACACAAATAACTTAATTCATTATTTATTGATAAATCAACATTATAACTACTAATAATATTTAATTTTGATGTAGAGCATCGGAGGATTTTTATGGCTAACATTCCAGGTATATCAGGTTATATACAGCCTGGCGCATTCGCAAGAGACAGGGTTGTAACAAAAGCTGTCAGTATTCCAGGCGGCTTAAGAATAGCTGCAATAATGGGAGAAGGCATTAGCGAACAGGTATTGGTTGAGTCTGCAGCAGGAGGCGGTTCTGACGGAGTTGCTGATTGCTCTCCAACTGGATCAGGAGATGGCAGATTCTTTAAACTATCAAGTTTTCCTGTTGTATCAGGAAGAACAGAGTTATTGCTAAATGGCGTACAACTTTATGGTATTGAGCAGGAAATAGATGAATCTGGATTTGACTCAAGATTTGATTTTAGATTAGATACTCAGACTGGATGTATAGAATTACAGTCACCATCGATAAAAGATCAGGGTGGCAAAGGATTTTCTGTTAGCTCTCTAAATATAGGCAACGGAACAGCTCCTTCTACAGACTTTCCTTGCAGCGTATTAGATGTAATAGATCTAAGCGCTCCAGCCGAAAGATGGACATTGAAATGTGTTTCTGTAGTTAGAGACTCATCAGGATCGCCAGTTCCAGGTAGAGCTACATTTTCTGTAGTTGGAGAAAAGTCAGGCCAGTTGTATGATCAATCTGGTAACCCAATATTTTTTCATAGCACTTATTTCACAAGTTCTTCCGGTTCTGTATCTGGAAATATAGATCCATGTTCTGATGCATATGTTGTTGCATCATCAGCAGAATTTAGCCAAGGAACTCCAGAGCCAGACGGCGGAGAAACACCAGATACTACAAATATATTTACATTTACAGGTAATTTAGTATCACAAGGTCAAGCATTACCAGGGGATTTCCTATGTGTTGATGGTTATACATCTGTTGAAATTGAATCAATATCTTATGATTCAGATACAGATACAACAACATTAATATTGGAATCAGATTCACTAGAGGGTGTTGGTGTAGCAAAAGATTGGGAAATAAGAGCAACAAATGTATTTATAGACGATGTTGTTGACGGTAAATTTACAGGCTCTGATGTAGGAAAGATTATATTGGCTTGCCCAACAGGATCTTTTGACGGTGGTAAATTCTTGATTACAAAAGTTACAGCACCAAACGTAGTAAGGGTTCAGAAATACGAAGATACATCGGTAGGATTTCCGGCACAGAGTGGTGTTGGCCTAACTGGTATAGCACAAGACAATATAACATTCCATTTAGTAGAAACAAATGGGGTTATTCAGGTTGGAATTCAAGAAGGAACAATAGCATTTGAAGTTGGGGACAGAATATTTATTGACGTTGCCTCAAGAGCACTATCATTTGGTGATAGGCTTGTAGCAAGGTTTATTTTTGAAGGGAATCTTAATGACCCAGAGTTATTTACAGATGCAGAACTTTTGTTCCAAAAGCATGGATTGCCATCTGAAACAAACACATTATCTCTTGGTGCTCAAATTGCATTTGAAAATGGAGCACCTGGAATATTAGCCGTTCAGTGCAAACCTAGCGTTCCAAGAAGGACATCGGCACAATTACTATCTGCAGTAAACTCATCAGGAGTTGGTGGTTTTACTGGATGTCTAGATTCATCAGGATTAATTGACGATGAACTATGCGGAGTTGAGGATCTAAGATTTATAATACCAAGACCATTATCCGGTCTAAGGTCTGGAAGACCACACTCTGACTCTAGAGTAAATATCTTTGTAAATAGAGCAGGAAAAGAGACTCAAATATTCCCAAATAAAGTTGGATTCTATAATAGCCAGCTAGATACAGATTCTCAGCAATTAAACTTTATAATAAGTACAGATAATCCTTTCTCATACACAATAGTAAATACAGATACAGAAGTTTTATTTACTGCAGAAAATGGAGAGATTATTTCGGCATCTGATGGCAGATCAATCTCTAGCTTATCACTAAATCTTGATCAGCAACACGTTGGAGCAACTATAGTCATAGAGTCAATGGAGGATTTATCTGGAAACATATATACATCAGTAGAGGATATATCAAATGAATTATATGGTTCATTATTAGATCCATCAGCTGAAGTTGTTATATCTTCAATATTATCTGACTCTAGAGCATTATTAGATGGTTCTGGAACAAACACTTTAACATTTACAAACAAATATGTAAATATACAATTTTTTGTAAAATCTACAAACACTTCAGTAAAGAGTGCTGCACTATTGCTGCATAAAGATTTGGTTAAGAGTGGGGCAATAAAGAAAGGCGATGGAATTAGAATTACATATGTAGACGAAAAAGATGCAGACTTCTTTGATACAAATTGGTTTTCAGCATTTGAAAAGTTAGAGTCTGCAGATGCTCAAATAATAGTTCCGCTACCTTCCAGTACAATATCTCCAATATTTAAGGCTGCAGCAAATCACTGTGATAATATGAGTTCTATAGCCAATAGAAAAGAACGAGTGACTATAATTGGAGCACAAAGAGGATTAACACCATCTCATTTAACAGGAGAGTCTCTTGCTGCGGTTGAAGACCTTGGTATACTTGAGGGAATACAGGGCGATGACCCACTAGAATTACTAGTTGGCGATATTGAAGATCTTTCAAACTACAAATTATCTGATAATTTTGATACAAAGAGGGCTGTATATTTATATCCAGACACAATAGTTAGAAATGTGTCTGGTACAAATATAGCACTTCATGGGTTTTATATGGCACCAGCTGTTGCTGGATTATTGTCAGCGACACAAAATGTATCAATACCATTAACAAATAAGGTAATACAAGGATTCTCCCTTACAAGAGATAAGGTTTTTAGACCACTAATACTAGATAGACTTGGTGGATCTGGAGCAACAGTTGTTCAACCATTGCCAGGTGGGGGAAGGGTTCTTGCAGGAAGAACTACAAGCCAAAGCGGATTTGTGGAAGATGAAGAGATTTCAATAGTATTTATTAGAGACAGAGTAAAGCAAGTACTTAGGCAGTCTCTTTCCAGCTTTATAGGCGGCGTACAAGGGCCGGATACATTGAGTCTAATGTCTGCAAGAACAAAGGTTATAATGAATGGATTGGTATCGCAAGGTTTGGTTACAAACTTTAGTAACATTAGGGTATCCAGAGATAAAGTTGATCCAAGACAGTTAAATGTATTCTTACAATTTGTCCCATCATATCCAATAAATTATGTATTTATAGATATAGAAGTCGGCGTAATATAAGTAAACTAAGGGGTAATTAAAAATGGCATCATATCCATATACAGGAACTTTATTTGACTCTGAGGCTGTTACTGGCGCTAAAACAAGGACTAATCTTAGTACACAAATTGTTGTCTATGTAAATAATCAGCCAGTTGGAGCTATTCAAGATTTTCAAGAGCGTCAACAAAGATCTATTAAAAAGATAACAGAAGTAGGAACAGATGGCATCATAGAATCCGTACCTCAGTCAGCAACAACAATATCCTTAACAGTAAGAAGGATAGTTTTTGATGGATTATCATTGCCAGAATCAATGGCTAGAGGTTTTAGAAATATTCATGCTCAAAGAATACCATTTGATATAGTTGTTATTGATAGATTTACTGGCACCGAAGAAGAGGGTGGTGCAATAGTCACTACTTATCATAATTGTTGGTTCGAAAGTCTAGGAAAATCTTATACAACTGGCGACTATACTATAACTGAAGATGCAAACTTATCTGTAGAAGCTATAAGTACAGAGAGAAATGGGGCACCAATTGCAAGCAGTCAGGGCGTTGGAGGGGGAAGAGATCTTGGTTCCGAAGGAAGGCAGATTGATTCCGTTGAGCAGGCAGCTGA